TGATGTTAGCATGAACGATGCAATGCCGCTGTCTTTTGATAATGATGTTAGAGGTGAATTTATTCAAGTTGCTAGGTCTAATCAGTGGTCTAGAACAAATAGATATGATAGATTTGCCGTTCAACAAGATAGAGATCCTGTTCAAGAATATATTGTGACTGGTATGCCAGATTTTGTTATCTGTAATTATTCAGTTATTATGTTAACTAGTTATATGGAACAAATGAATAGTCTTAATAATTTATGGATAGAGCATTTAGAGACTTATTTTGGTGATTCAACAAGCTATAAATTTTTATCTTCATTAGATGGAAGTATAAGCGATGCAACAGAAATGCCAGCAGATGGTGAAAGAATAATTAAAAATGAATTATCTCTTTCAATTAAGGCATATATGATTCCTGAATTTACTGATAATATTTTTGGAAAAACAGCTGAGATGACCAAAGTTATGTCTCCAGCTAAAGTTACATTTGGTTTTGAGGGCAATGCAACAGATCATCAAGTAAAAAAATAAACGTAATTTAAAACTAACTAATATATATTTATATATGGGTTTTTAATAATAAAATAACAATGGAGGTTTCAAATGCCTAAAGGAAAAACAGACGAAATCAAATTTACTGAAGAAGAGCTTGAAAAAATTAAAGAGTTTCAGCAGAAATATCTCGACATTCAAATGGGTTTTGGTCAAGCTGACATCACAGGAATGAGATTGGATGTACAGATTGATAATTTGGATGCTTTTAAAGAAGATCTTAGATCACAATTCAGTGCTGTTCAAGAAGATGAGCGAGAATTCATTCAGGAAATTAATGAAAGATATGGTGACGGTGTATTAGATCCCGCTTCTGGTGTTTTTACACCAAATAAAGAAGTTCAAACTTCATAAAAATTAACTTTAGAAAAAAGTTTGTATATTTATATATGAATGGGAGTATTGTAATGTATACATACTCATAAAAATTAAAGTTAATAATTATGGAGAAATAAAATGCCATCAAGTGAAAAAATAATATCCCCAGGGGTATTTACAAACGAGATAGATAAATCACATCTACCTGCAGCTATTGGTGATATTGGTGCCGCATTAATTGGACCAACTGTCAAAGGTCCAGCGGGAATTCCAATGGTTGTAAATTCATATTCTGAATTTCAAATGAAATTTGGTGATACATTTAAAAGTGGTAGTTCATATTATCAATATTTAACTTCTTATACTGCTAAAGAATATTTAAAACATGGATCAAAATTAACTGTTGTTAGGATTCTTGATGGTAGTTATGGCCCAGCAAGTTCGATTGTTCCAAAGGGACAATATGATGGAACATATTCTTCAGGATCTACTTCCGCTACTGGCTATTCAGCTTCTATGGCATCATTTACATTATATACATTAGCTGATGGTGCAACGATGAATAGCACAGCAGGAACAGGTGGATATGAGGGTGGTGGCCTTGGAACAAACAATGTTTTAACTAATTCTGGATCAAAAGATAATTTAAGATGGGAAATTTCAAGTCAGAATCCAAAAAAAGGAACATTTACTCTTTTAATTAGACGGGGTGATGATAGTAATAAAAGAAAACAAACATTGGAATCGTGGAATAATTTATCATTAGATCCTAATACTAGTAATTATATTTCAAAAGTAATTGGTGATCAGAAATGGACTGTAAGAGATGGTGGAACTACATCACCATATTTACAATTAAGTGGTTCATATCCAAATAAATCTAAATTTGTTAGAGCCGAAGTTAATGCTAATACAGTAGATTATATTGATGAAAATGGTAATATTAGCGATGCTAACGGTACAGGATCGTTGCCAGGATTAAATAGTGGTTCGTTTACTGGTGGATCAGTTGGATATGCAGGATTTGATGCATTAGGAAATGAAGTAGGATCTCAAACTGCTGCATATAATTTTTGGAATTCTATTACTGATACAAACTGTCAGGGATTTAATTTAAGTGCTGCTAATCAAGGTAAGACTGCTTATGAAGATGCAATTAATCTTTTAAGTAATCAAGATGAATATGATATCAATTTACTTTTAATGCCTGGAGTTACTGATGCAGGTGGAACAGGTGGTGGAAGTCTAGTAACAAAAGCAATTGACATGTGTGAAAATCGTGGTGATTGTTTTTTTATTGCTGATCCAACACTTTATGCATCTAGCATAGGGACAGCAACATCAGAGGCAGAATCAAGAGATTCAAGCTACGGTGCAATGTATTATCCTTGGATTCAATATCCAGATTCGGATTTGGGTAAAAATGTTTGGATTCCACCTTCAGTTGTAATGGGTGGTGTTTATGCATTTAATGATAGAGTAGCCCATCCGTGGTTTGCTCCAGCTGGATTAAACCGAGGTGGAATTGATATGGCTATTCAAGCAGAGCGCAAACTGACACATTCAAATCGTGATACACTGTATGAATCTAATGTCAATCCAATTGCGACATTTCCAGGTCAAGGTGTAACTGTTTGGGGTCAAAAGACATTGCAGAAAAAAGCTTCGGCTTTAGATAGAATTAATGTGAGGCGGCTGTTAATAAAAGTTAAGAAGTTTATTGCTAGTTCGTCAAGATATCTAGTATTTGAACAAAATACTAATGCTACTAGAAAAAGATTCTTGAGTATTGTGAATCCTTATTTAGAGCAAGTGCAGTCAAACTCAGGATTAAATGCATTTAGAGTTGTGATGGACGAATCAAATAATCCTCCTGATTTAGTAGATAGAAATATACTCTATGGACAGATATTTCTACAACCAACTAGAACAGCAGAATTTATCGTGTTAGATTTTACTGTACAACCTACAGGAGCTACTTTTCCTGAATAGTTGAATAAAAAAAATAAGTAAAAAATAATAAGAAAGGCTGTCATTTTTTTATGATAGTCTTTCTTTGTATTAAAAATTTAATGCGCGTTTTAATTTTTTGTTATATTTATATATGAAATGAAAAATTATATTTTAAAAACAAACAATTATTTGGAGAGAATAAATGGCTGAGCTAGTTGATGCAAATGATATTATGTTTACCCCCTTTGAACCTAAACTCAAAAATAGGTATATTATGCAAATTGATGGAATTCCCGCATATCTTATCAAAGCAACTAATAGACCAAATCTAACTTTTGAAGAGGTAACAATGGAACATATGAATGTCAAAAGATATTTAAAAGGGAAAGCAACTTGGGAAACAATAGAAACAACTCTATATGATCCAATTGTACCATCGGCGGCACAGGCAGTCATGGAATGGGTTAGATTATCTCATGAATCAGTAACTGGTAGAGATGGCTACTCAGATTTTTATAAGAAAGATGTAACAATTAATGTTTTAGGACCAGTTGGAGATATTGTTGAAGAGTGGACATTAAAAGGAGCTTGGGTTCAGGCAACTAATTTTGGTGATTTATCTTTTGATTCTTCAGATCCAGTTGAGATATCAGTAACTCTGAGATATGATTACGCGATCCTTCAGTTCTAAATTATAATTTTTTGTAAAAAAGCGCAAACAAGATATAATTTTCTTATAGGTTTTTTTATTATTGATTTTTCAATTAAATATATATTTATATATGAATGTATATTTTGAAAAGAATTTTAGAGGTTTTAATTATTAAAATAATTTTATACCAAAAAACAATCATATTGGAGAAAACAAATGGCTGATGCTAAGAAAAGTGAAGAGCAGAAATTTCCGAGTGAAGTAATTGATTTACCAAGTAAAGGGCAAGTTTATTCTAAAGATAGTCCTCTTCATTCAGGAAATATTGAAATTAAATATATGACTGCTAAAGAAGAAGATATTTTAACATCGCAAAATCTTATCAAAAAAGGTGTTGTAATTGAAAAACTTTTGAAATCTCTCATTGTCAGTAAAGATATAGATGTTGATGATTTAATTCTTGGTGATAAAAATGCTATTATGGTTGCAGCTAGAATTTTAGCATATGGACCAGAATATACAGTTGAAATAGCAGATCCAATTACTGATGAAAAAATAAATCACACATTTAATTTGGCAGATTGTCCATTCAAAGAACTTCCAGATGACGTTGATTATTCCGATAATGATTTTGAGTTTGAATTACCAGTTTCAGCAATTAAGATAAATTTTAAGTTATTGACTGGAGAAGATGAGCAGAAAGTTGATAGAGAACTCAAAGCAAGTCAAAAATTTGGTACAACAACTGAAATAACAACTAGATTAAGACACATTATCACTGCTGTAAATGGTGAAAAAGACCGAGCCGTTATTAACAATTTTGTTAATAATATGTTATCAAGAGATTCTCTAGCATTAAGACAAGAAATAGTTAGAATTTCTCCAGACATTGAATTAATTCAAGAAGTTGATACGGGAGGTGAAATGGTTGAGGTAGACATACCCTTAACCATCCAGTTTTTTTGGCCTACAGCCGTCTGATAAGTCTATACTTCATTCAAATATTTTTTCTTTAATATATTATGGACAGGGGTTTACATTCTCCGATGTCTATGATATGCCTGTATATCTCCGCAATTTTTATACAGGCGAATTAATTAAAGCAAAAAAAGAAGAACAAAAAGATCTTAAAAAGCTTCAAAGAAAATCAAAAAACATTTCTCGATCTAATATTCCAAAAAGATAATTTTTAAGATTTTTATCCGCCCTGATATTTATATTTGTAATTGTTCATCATTTCCAAGGAGAATCTCATGAAAAAAAAGAAGTCATATATGAATGTAAATAATATTATATCTGAAGGAGTCTTAACAAAATTTTTTAATTTATTAGGTGGAAGAGGCTGGCAAGAATTGAGTAAAGAAGAAAAGAAATTAATGAAAAATAAAGGATTCAGAAAAGCTTTAAGGAGCTTTTATAGAGAGATAGAAAAAGGAAATGAATTGCATAGAGAAATGGAAAAGAAACATGGTTTTAATATTGACGACATAATAAAATCTTGGGAAGAATAATAAAAAAATGGCAATAGATCCAAAAAAAGCTGCGTCTGCAGCTGAACAAGAAGCTAAATCTAAAAAAGAGACAGAAAGCTCAGCAAAAAAGATAGCAAAGTCAGCAAAAGAGACAGAAAGCTCAGCAAAAAAGATAGCAAAGTCAGCAAAAGAGACATCAATCTCAGCTGAACAAGAAGCTAAATCTAAAAAAGAGATAGCAGAGTCAACTAAACAGGAAGCTAAATCTAAAAAAGAGATAGCAGAGTCAACTAAACAGGAAGCTAAATTTAAAAAAGAGACAGTAGAATTTACTAAAGAAGAAACAGAATCTATTGAAGATGGGACAGCTGCTGCTGAACGGAAAGCCGCTGCTGAGGGAGATGAAGTAAAATCTAAAAAAGAAAAAGTAGAAAAAGAAAAACTAAATGTAGATCTGCAAAAAGAAACAGAATCTATAGGAAAGAAGATCAGTAAAAGTCTTCAAAAACAGACTTATTCATCAAAAGATACATTTATGTTAAATAGAAAAATTCTTGGCATCAAAAAGCTAGATCTTAATTATGGAAAAACTTACATTGAACACCAACAGAAAGGCTTGTCGAGTATACAAGGTATACTTTCAACAAGTAAGGCATTGAATCAGTCAGACGATGCACGAAAAGAAATGATTTCAGATATGGTAAATGATATGAATTCAATGACTTCGGGGATGGTTGATCAACAAGGTTATGGTATAATAATTAGAAAAACTCGAGCACAGATAAGAGATTTAGATAAAGAGGCAGCATACTACGAATCAATTGGTCATGAATCTCAAGCCCAAGCTGCAAAAGATGCGGCAGATATTGCAAGAGAAACAAATGCAACAGCAAAAGCAGGAAAAAAGTATTTGAATATTACGAAAAAGGCGGAAGAGATTACAGGATTCTTAAAAGAACAGTGGAAAAAAATTGTTGCTTTTATGAGTATTGCAGCATTGGCAAAAAAAATATGGAGCACATTAAAAAAACTTGCACTTGGATTTGCTGAACATATTGATAAAATAGGTGCTAGTTTTGGTGTAGCAGGATTAAGATCTGAAAAATTGAAGACAACCTTAGGCGAGGGACATGTTGAAGCGATTGGAATTGGTAAATCTATGGAAGATCTTATACCAATTATTAATACACTATCGTCTGAATTTGGAATCTCGTTTGAAAAAAGTGCAGATTTGGCAAATGCTATTTTGGATTCATCAGTAGCAATGGGATTATCAGCCGATGAAGGTGCAAGATTGTATGGTACTTTGATGTCAATTGGAAGATTGTCTTATAAACAAGCAGAATTATTTGCTGAAGCAACATATCAATTGGCAGTAGCAAATGATGTTGCTCCTCAAGCCGTTATGAAGGATATTGCTGAAAATGCGGAAGTATATGCTAAATTTGCTCATAAAGGTGGTATCAATATTGGAGAAGCTGCTATTCAAGCTAAAAAATTAGGACTAGGACTGTCTGATGTTTCAGGTATTGCTGAAGGATTATTAGATTTTCAATCTTCGTTAGCAGCAGAAATGGAAGCATCTTTGATGATTGGTAGACAAATTAATTTACAGAAAGCTCGCGAGTTTGCTTTAACTGGTAGTTTAAGCAAAATGATGGATGAAGTTTTGAATCAGTTAGGTGGTCAAGCAGAATGGAATAATTTACATTACTATCAGCGCAAAGCAATGGCAAAAGCTCTAGGTGTTGATGTTGCGGTAATGAGCAAATTAGTAGATAAACAAGGAGAACTAGCTAAACAAGAAAACTTTGTTGATTTGATTGGCAAAGACGCTATGTCAAATTTAACTAGATCGTTAGCTTTGATAAAATCACTTGGTGCAACTTTAATTCAGCATGTTGGACCTGCTATTGAAATGGCAGTTGGAAAGTTTAAGGATTGGTTGGAGAATCGAGGTGGATTAGATGCTATGAAGGGTATAGTTGAGGGAATTGGTGATGGACTTATTTCAATAGTTGAATGGTTTGGTGAAATGTTTAGCACAACTGAAGAAGGCGGGCCAGATCTTATTAAACTTTTAGAGAAAATCGAAGATATTGCTGT